CCTCTGTATATACAAAATTTGATAATAATATACTAACTACTAACTTGACGTTAATTAAATATAATTGGAGTGTATAGAATGTTTCAGACGGGTGGCCTAAAGGATCCATTATTTTTTGTAGGTATCGTTGAGGAAATTGATAAAGGTACTCCTGGACGAGTGCGTGTGCGAGCATTTGGAGTACACGGAACAAATGATAAAATTAAAACAGAACATCTTCCGTGGGCTCTTTGTATGTCAGGAAGCTACGATCCAAATGTCTTTTTAGGCAATCTTTTAAATAAATTTGTATTTGGGTGTTTTACAGATGGACGTGATGCACAACATCCCATTATTTTAGGTCTGCTACCTACTCAATTTGCACCATCAGATCCTAATTTTCCCATCAATCAAGGCTATGGTGTCATCCCAGATAAACATGGTGATCTTGAAGCCAAGGGAACATCTCCAGATGACTGGGGCAAGCCACAACAGTCTAGTCTTGCTCGAGGTGAGGAATTAGACGAAACATACATTTTGGTTCAGGAAATGAACCGTGTAGAGGACGTTAAAATTGCAGGACAGGATGATGCTACTTGGTCCGAACCACCTCCCGCATATAATGCAGTATGGCCTCATAATAGAGTTATGGAAACAAAACACCATATTATTGAATTAGACGATACACCAACAGCTGAACGAATTATGATATACCACAAGGAAGGTTCATTTGTGCAAATGGATTCCTCTGGAAATGTCACACATAAAGCCGCTGGTGAAAAATATGATGTAACAATAAAAAATTCACATATATTTACTGGTGGTCAATGTCATGTTCACGTCGGTGGCAATGCTACGATGTATGTGCACGGCGATCTAACGACCGAAGTCAATCAAAACTATAAGTTAAATGTTGGCGGTAGTGCAGAAATTAGTGTGGGTGGTCAGTTGGCTATTAACGCTAGTGATCAATTAACGATGAGATCTGCTGAGGTACGAATGTTCTCAAATGTGAGTAACATGTCAATAGTCTCCAAAAAGAATCTAAAACTTCAAGCAGGCGAATCATTAAATACGATTGCTCCATATACTAAACAGAGTAGTTTTGTAAGTCATAATGTACAGGCGGGCCCAGAGGGTTATAATTTATTGGTTACTGGTGACTACCTAGCATCGGTAAATAATTTCTTTGTTGATGCTCTTGGAACTGTGCCCACAAAATTTGGAGGCCTCGGTGTTGAAATCAACAGTCTCGTCGGTCCTGCTAAATTCCAATCATCAACATACACCTCAGTATATGGTGGTATTTTGGTTGAAGTTGATAACCTCGTAAATCTTGCTGGTAGACTTAGAGGTCCTACATTTGTTGCTGGTGCCGTTGGATCCGCACTAAATAATATTGATTTTGCACAAGTAGGTGCATTACCAAAAATGCCAGAACCGAAAGGAAAATCAACATCGGTCTATTTGAGTTATGGTTCTGGTTCAAGTTCTGGTGTGACTTCTGGTGCCGGTCACAATCCTTCGCTTATTGATAACAGAACAGCTGATATTGTATCAGATAAAGTCAGTGTTGTAAAACCAATACTTGACACAATTAATCTTGCTGAATCCGCTCAAGATGGATATGAAGCAATACACAGTAAAGTGCCACAAAGAGACAGACCATCTAAACCATTGAGTTCAATGACTGTGCAAGAGGTGCTTGATTGGCAAAAAGGCTTAATTAATACTGGTCGAGTCGGTCTTGGTAGAGAATTTCCTAGTGTTGCTGCAGGTAAATATCAATTCATTAATGAAACATTACAGCGTATGGTTGATAAAGGATATGCAAACCCTAATGATTTGTTCAACGAGCAAACACAAGATAATCTTGCCGTTGGCCTTATGACTGAGGATGGTGGATTGGATTCATGGTTAAACGGAACCATGTCTAATGACCAGTTTGGTAATAGACTTGCCGGTATCTGGGCAGGTTTACCTAATCTTTCTGGTGCGCTAAAAGGTAAAAGTACATATGGTGGTGATGGTGAAAATAGTGCTAGAATTACCGAAGGAACACTCCTAGCGGCAATTGGAAACACGAGAACCAGATGGAATGATTTCAATTCATCAATTTCTGCTGTAGAGGATTCAATTGATAATCATATTGCAGTGAATATACCTGACATATTTAAAGGGTTGGGATAAATATGTTATTAAGGAGGATTAAATGAGTTCGGATTGTTTATCATTTACCAGAACACTTGATGGTCAGTGTCTTGTTGATAAAGCCGCTTTGAATAAAGCAAGGTTATCGTCATCAGTATCTACCACAAATGCTGACGGCTCATTTAATATCAATAAAATCGATCAGTTGGGTGCAGATTTTATTTCAAGTTATCTTGAAGAAGCCGAGGAAAATCCTATTACAAAGGCTGTAAATTTTTATGGCCAAGAAATATATACCTCATTAAATAATGCAAACCAAATATTTAAACAAACAAACCTAGCTGGATTTCCTACGTTAAACGACAGAATAACTAGAGGTCAAATAGGAATATTAGAATTTTCTGATTTTCTGGGAGAATATAATTATAATTTGTCTGTATTTGATGCTACACTAGCAAACGATATTGATAAAATTAATTTTGAATTTGATGCGTATTATCAAAATACATTTTCTAGTAGTATATTAGGTGGTTTCTGTAGAACAATTCAAAATGTTTTTGGTGCTATTGATGCATTTTTTGATTTGGTCGACCTGATTCAAGGCTTTATTGCTGACGCAATATCATTTATTAATAAATTTAAAAGTGGCCAACTATTTTCTGATGCCGCCAAAAAGGCTTCAGCTGAAGCTTTAATAAGAACAATGAAGGAAAAAATTAAGGACATTATCTGTCAAGCATGGCTACGGTCAAAAAATGCAATTTTAAATCTTAATGTTGTAAATCTTATTAATGATACTGATTCACATGTAAATCCTCAGGCTGCTAAAAAAGGCAAGCAAATTAGACAAAGATCTTTGGCTCTATTAAGTGAAGATAATTGTGAGAGAATGACGGAAAAGGTTGAAGCACTTTTAGATTATGCCGTTAGTATTTTTGAACTACCTTCACTCGAGGAAATTCAATATTTGATTTTAAGATTTTGTGCATTACTTTCAAATGTCGAAGCATTAATATATGATATTAGAAAACCAACTCAAAATTTTGCATTAAAATATCAAAATGTGGTAAATAGATTGAGAAGAGTTTCTGATGTTGCTACTGGTAAGGCTATTATAAATGGTGGAAAAAGATATGACAGACAACTCAGAAAACAGAAGGCTGATGAAGCATGGCCAAATTGGAGTAAAGGTATTGATGATGCTCTCAATGGAGTAGAACAAGATACCAATCTCCCAACTCCTAGCGGAAAGCCACCTAAAAACAGACCGCCGAAGAGAGCATTTGAGTATGAAAAAATTCCAGATTGGGAAACAGTTTCCTCTGGTGGAAGTTCTGTCTTTACCTTTTATAATAAAGGCAAGGATTTTGGCGACGGCCAGGCAGCATGGTACAATATGGAAGAGGAATTTATAATTGATATAATGAATATCCAAGCTGTAATTGGAAAACCATTCCAGATTAATAGTGCTTGGAGAAGTACACAATATAATAAGCGTGTTGGTGGTGTAGAAGGTTCTTTTCATACCTCTGGTATGGCTTTTGATATAGCTACAAAGAACCTAAATAGTAATGACATACAACTAATTAGAGATTTAGTAAAACTTTACGACTATGAGGTAATAGGTGGATATAGAAATCATATTCATATAGAACCGGCACCTCATTGGCAAGGATTTGTTTAGGATTAAAAAATGCCATTAACAGTATTTACGCCGAGAACAAAAAAGACTAATTTATATGCTGATTTTAGAAAAGATCTGGCAATTAGTCCTTTGTCTGGTGATATAACATTGCTTAAGGATGAGGATGCTGTTAAAGACGCATTAAAAAATCTTTTGTTGACTGATAGGGGTGAAAGACTAATGCAGCCAGACCTAGGCGGTGGCATTAAGGAATTATTATTTGAAAATATGACCCCTGCCGTTCTTACTCTTATAAAGGATAGAGTAGAGGAGTGTGTTAAAACCACGGAACCTAGGGCAGAACTAGTAAGTGTACAGGTATCATCAAATATTGATGACAATTTTGTAGGTGTAAAAATTGTATTTTATGTACGCAACGTCGAACAACCAATCACACTAGATGTGATTCTAGAAAGGACTAGATAGTATGGCTACTCAAACTCCTATCACAGAATTAGATTTTGAGTCAATTAAAACGCAACTCAAAACATATCTGAAAGGGCAAACTCAATTTAAGGACTATAATTTTGAAGGGTCCAATATGAGTGTTCTTTTGGATGTTCTGTCCTATAATACATTTCAGAATAATTTTTATACCAATATGGCGATAAATGAGATGTTTCTTGATTCTGCGGTATTACGCAATTCAATTATGTCTCATGCAAAGGAATTAAATTATCTTCCAAGATCAAGAAGATCTGCTAAAGCGGTGGTAAAGGTTAGATTTGTTGATACTGATAATGTACTACAAGGGCAAACGGTTACGGTTCCACAGTATACAGATTTTGTAAGTTCGTATCAAGGTGTGAATTATAATTTTGTCAATATGCAAACATACGTTGCTAGAAAAATTGGTATTGGTGTATATGAAACGGACGAAATAGAATTATTTGAAGGCGAAATGCTTACAAGTTTTGAAAGAGAAGGCTTTATTGTTGACGCAGACGGTATATTAAGAGTTGCACTTACCAACGAAAATGCAGATACAGATTCATTTGAAGTATTTGTTGATGCCGAGGCGACTGATAATGAAAACATATATATTCGCAGAAACGATATTTTTGGTGTAGAACCAAACGATAAGGTATTTTATGTAGAGCCATATTTTGATAACCGATATTCAATCTACTTCGGTGGCAATGTTTTTGGTAATCAACCTTCTGAGTTTGAGGATGTAAGAGTTAGATATAGAGTCACATCAGGTGCTGAGGCAAATGGTGCCAGTTCATTTAATACATCATTCCTTTCAAATGTAACAACCGTAGTTTCCACAATATCTCCAGCTTCGGGTGGTCTTGAAAGAGAATCAACCGAAAGCATTAGAAACTTTGCACCTAAGGCTCTTCAGATTCAGGAAAGAGCAATTACAGAAAGAGATTATGAGGTACTGTTAAAACAAAAGTTCCCTGAAATTACTTCAGTATCTGCTTATGGTGGTGAAGAACTTGATCCACCTCAGTTTGGTAAAGTTGCATTGGCAGTTTATTTAAGAGATGGTGGTGATCTGCTTTCATCATCACTCGCAAATCAATATGTAGAATATCTCCAGGATAAAACACCACTCAGTATCGAGCCTATTTTTGTTCAGACTGAGTTTATATATGCCTGTGTTACCGTAAAATTATATTACAGTAGAAAACTTACAACCAAATCTGCAGACGAATTGGAAACACTAGTCAGAGGTGCTATTCAGGAATATTCTAATGAGAATCTAAATAATTTTGACGTAAAAATGAGACTGTCAAAATTAACTGAAACAATTAATAATTTGGATGTATCAATACAAAGTAATTTTGTTGATGCTACTCCAAAAATTGAATGGTCACCAGCAGCAAATATTGCATATACACCAACATTTAGATTCCAAGCTGAATTGGTAAGACCGTATCCATACAAATCAACAAATGGATTTACTAATTATAAACCGGCAATCAGAAGTAGTGCATTTAAATTAAAAGGTGGGGAATCGGTATACCTACAAGATGATGGTCTAGGAAAAATCCAAGTCATTACAGATAGTGCAACTCAGCCACAGGTGGTGAATGTAGATGTTGGTTCCATTGATTATGATAAAGGTGAGCTTACACTTGTCAACTTTGCAGTTGAATCATATGAAGGCAGTGCAATAGAATTTGAGGCGAACACAAAACGAAGAGACATTTCTGCCCCAACAGGTAGAGTATTCTTTATCCGTGATGATGATGTAACCGTTGAGATTATAGCAGAAGAAGATGTTGAAAGAACAGCAGCGGCTTCATCGGTGGCAACCGCAGGTGGTTCAGTAATTACAACCTACTAATAGGGTCTTTTATCCATGAGGGAAACAGAAAAGAATATTGCGTTTTTTATTGAAAACCAATTCCCTGGTATTTACCGGGAAGCTGGCCCTGAATTAGTAAAGATCGTAGAAGAATATTATCGCTTTATGGAAGAGGACATTAAACAGTCCCACTACATCGGCAGAAGAATTTTTGAATATAGAGATATAAGCACAACTTTAAACAGTATGCTTATATACTTTAAAAATAAATTTTTAAAAGATCTACCGTTCGATGAAACTACTGTAAAATTTATTGTTCGCCATATCCAAGATTTATATCATCGTAAAGGTACCAAAGACGGTATTATTTTATTTTTTAGATTATTCTATAATGAATCTATTGAGATATATTATCCAGCATCACAAATGCTCAAGCCGTCTAATGCAAAATGGCAAACTGGTGTCTTTTTGGAGATGGAAGAAAATAATAATTCGTTCGATGATATAGATGGGAATACTTTCACGTATGCTGATTTAATAGGTAGAAATATTACTGGATCTATTTCTGGCGCAAAGGCAGCTGTAAATTCAATAAATTCAGTTCTTATTAATAAAACATTAACACCTATCATTTACCTAGATGCTGTACAGGGGGTCTTTACAAAATATGATGAACTTTTAACTAGAATCGGCGAAAATATAGTTCGGTTTGGTGTTGTTAAAGGTTCATTAAGTGACTTTACAGTAGACGTAACATCTGGTGGTACTACCGGAAATAAAAAAGGTAACATCTTTGATGTTGTAAGTGCTGGCGGACAATCCGGTAGAGCAATTGTTACAGAGATTACCAATAATCCTACTGGTCAAGTTACATATGACGTTGAAGATGGCGGCTTTGGTTATTCTATAGAAAATACAAGACTGGTAGTTTCAAATCAGTCCATTGTTTTGGAAAATTCCGAAAGGGTTTTTATTGAAGGCGAAAGACTTAGAGATACAGATAACAACTTCGGTACCGTAATTGGGCAAAATGATGGATCCGTGGGTGTCCTTATGGATCCGGGTGACGAATTTGAAATTAACAGAAACATATCAACTGTAGATAGGAATCCTAATTTAAATATCGTAAATTTGGGATCACAAGCATCGCCTATTGTTGTAATTACTCCTATCAATGAATCATCTCCTGGGCCAATGTTTGTTGATACTGGTTTAAATACCGATGTAAAAGTTTCAGATCTTATTAATCAAGAAACTGTATCACTTATAACAGATCCTATTGCTAATTTTATTGAACCAGATGTTGATCATCCAGAAGGTTTGGCAACTGGTCCAGTTTATATAAACTCACCTAATTATAATGCTGTGCCTCCAGCGGCGGCTGTAATGTCTGGAACAGAACCATCTGCAAATTTGGCTACATCACTTGATGCTGCATTTGACTTAACACCTTTCGACATCGGTTCTATCGTTGGATTTAGAAATATTAACCCAGGTTCAGATTACAGAAATGATGTTTTTGCATATGCTGTAGATGATACCATGAAATTGTTTGACCGTTATAATCAAATTTTAACCGTAGATCCACCAGAGACAGCCACGGATTTTAATATTGGCGAAATTATTGCTGAGGTAGGAACTGGTATAAATGCTAAGGTATTGGCAACTGATGGTAACAAAGGTACCGTAACAATTCTTCCTTATAGTTATTATGGGTATTCAGGTGCAAATGTAATAGGTGCTGTGCCTGGACAGGTAAATGTTATTGACATATCAGTAGATTATAATTCAAAGAATCTTGGTGATAATGCTACAATCGACCCATCTACAGATTTTGCTTCTGGTAGAATTAGAGCAGTTAAAATTTATAACTCTGGGTTTGGATATGTTAATAATGCTGAGGCATATCTTGCTGACGAAGACGGGGTTCCTCAGATCCGAGGCACAATTAATGTCTCATCACAAGGGGTTACCGCTGGATACTGGGGTGATTTTTCATCTCACCTAAACGGTTATTTGTCGACATCGTTTGGTGAAGCGACTGATGAATATTTTGATGGTAACATGAGAATCCAGGATAGTGATTATTTCCAGGAATATTCATATGAGGTAAAATCAACATTACCTTTATCACAATATGAAAAACTATTAAAAGAAAATGTACACCTTGCCGGTACTAAATTATTTGGTCAATTTTATTATAGATACAAAAACACTTCTGCATTACAGCAAGCCTTTATAAGAATCTTCAACGATGATGGCAGAGGTTCTGCATTGGATGTTGCAGATCCAGCAAACATATCAACTGATATTACAAATCTTTATTCTGACAGTACAGTAATTACATCTGATAATGATAAGGATGCACTTAATGGGGGTGCGGTATATACAGTTACTCCGATTGGTGGAACCAGTATTAATGAAGGTGGTTCACTAACCTTTTCTGTAACCTTGACTAATCATCCTGGTGGTGTTATATATTGGACAGTTTCCAGACCAGAAGATTTTACATTTGATTCCGGAAACGTAGTGGTAAGTAATAATACAGGAACATTCCAAATTCAAGCTGATGCAGATTTTACAACTGAAGGAGAAGAAACCTTCTATATCACACTGCATACCG